CCGAAATTTGGCTTTAAAAATATGACCATATACCCAGACATAGGTAACGCCTCAAAATCGCCTGTAATGGCTTTATACGCCGTTATAGCCAATGCCACCCCCCACCGTGGTGGGTGCAAGACAATCACCGCATCCGCTTAAAAATTTTATGCCAGCCTCTCACAACGTCTTCGCCGACTTCGTTCTGCGCTACCACAAAGACCCGGCACTATTCGTCCAAGAAGTGCTTGGGCTAACCCCACAGCCTTGGCAACGCGAGTTTCTTGAAGCCATCGCTCGAGGCGAGCGCCGTATCAGCGTCAAGTCCGCCCACGGCGTCGGCAAGTCATCGGCCTGCTCTTGGGCCATGCTTTGGGTGATTTTGACCCACTACCCCAGCAAGCAAGTCTGCACCGCCCCGACAAGCTCCCAGCTTTTCGACGCTCTATGGGCAGAACTGCGCGCCAACATCACCAAGTTGCCGGAGGCGTTGCAATCGTTGCTTGAGGTGACAAGCGATCGCGTCGTGCTTCGCAGCGCTCCAGATGAGTGCTTTATCTCAGCCCGTACCGCTCGCGCCGAAAAGCCAGAAGCCTTGCAAGGCATTCACTCAATTGGCCGAGTCGTACTGTACGCCGATGAAGCCTCTGGCGTGGATGAGCAGGTTTTTGAGGCGGCCATTGGCTCCATGTCCGGCCATAGCGCGACAACCGTACTGACGAGCAACCCGACCCGCACCAACGGTTTTTTCTACGAGACGCATCATCGAGCGAAAGAGGAATGGCTGCGCATGACGATTGCGGCAGCCGATTGCCCATTCGTTTCGCCGGACTATATCCGGCAAGTGGCGATGCAGTACGGCGAAGGGTCGAACGTGTTTCGCGTTCGCGTGCTGGGCGAGTTCCCATTAGCCGATGACGATACGCTCATTGCGCTCGGCCTCGCACAGTCCGCAATGGATCGAGACGTTATCCAAAATCCGATGGCCCCGATCCTCTGGGGCTTGGACGTGGCCCGTTACGGCACCGACTCCTCGGCGCTATGCAAGCGCCAGTCGAACGTGGTGCTCGGCCCGGTCAAGACGTGGAAGAATCTTGACCTCATGTCGCTGACCGGCGCGATCATGCACGAGTGGGAATCGACCGACCCCAAAGACCGCCCCGCTGAAATCCTTGTGGACAGCATCGGCCTCGGCGCAGGTGTAGTCGATCGATTACGGGAGCTCAAACTCCCCGCCCGCGGCATCAACGTCGGCGAGTCGCCCGCCTTTAAGGGGCAGTTCGCGAACCTGCGCGCCGAGTTATGGAGCAAGGCCAAGGCGTGGCTTGAGGCCAAGGACTGCAAACTACCGCGTGACGAGCGCCTCGTGAATGAATTATCCTCGCCGCGCTATTCGTTTATGAGCAACGGCAAACTCAAGCTCGAGAGCAAGGACGACATGAAGCGCAGAGGTCTTGCGTCACCAGACGTGGCCGACGCCTTCGTGCTGACGTTCGCGAGCGAGGCGGCAACCGGCGGCGGAGCTTATGCGCCGACATGGACTAAGCCCGTCAAGAGACAGATTCGAGGGGTGGTATGAGCATTGACCATTTAGGTGGGTTTATCCCAGAGGGAGACCGTGCGACATGGATGCCCGACATCTGGGGGTATCTCGCGCTGACCTACGACATCAAGTCGGTCATCGACATCGGCGCCGGCTACGGCCATAACATCAAGTGGTGGCATGACTTGGGGTTTGACGCTCGCGGCGTCGAAGGGCATCCGGTCGCTTTGGCCGAAAGCCCTGCCAAGAATATCCTCATCGCGCACGACTACGAGAAGGGGCCATACGTCCCCGAGCGCGAGTACGACCTTGCGATCTGCACCGAGTTCGTTGAGCACGTTGAGCAACGCTGCGAGCCGAACTGGTTCGCGACGATGCACAAGTGCAAGTACGTCCTCATGTGCCACGCCATCCCCGGGCAGGGTGGGCATCATCACGTCAACGAGCAGTTGACCGAGTATTGGATCGACCGCTTTGCCGAGAACGGGTTTAAGTGCGACTGGATTACGTCGTGTAAATTCCGTGATACGGATCGGCGGCAGGGTTCCTCGTGGGGTCGTCCAACTTTGTTGTTCTTTATTCGCGAACGATGACAGACGTTACGCTCCACCACGGCGACTGCCTCGCCGTTCTCAAAACGATGCCCGACGCGTCGGTGGATAGCATCGTGACCGATCCGCCATATGGGCTATCGTTCATGGGCAAGAAGTGGGACTACGACGTGCCGAGCGTAGAGATATGGGCCGAGTGTTTGCGAGTATTAAAACCGGGCGGCCATCTGCTCGCATTTGCCGGAACGAGAACACAGCATCGCATGGCGGTGCGGATTGAGGATGCGGGGTTTGAGATACGCGACATGATCGCGTGGGTGTATGGGTCGGGGTTTCCGAAGTCGCTAGATGTAAGTAAAGCGATTGATAAAGTAAACGGCGAAACTGGACGACTGCACAAGTTTACTGCGTGGATGCGAACCACCGGTCTTACAGCGCGACAAATTAACGAGATGACCGGAACTAATATGGGCGGTCATTATTTGACTTCTGCTAGTCAGCCTGCAATTCCAACTGTTGCTTTGTGGGATGTCATTCGCCCTCTTTGCGGCGATGTTCCGGCATGGGTGGATGAACTTGTTGACCGCATTGAAGCCGAGCGCGAGGTGATAGGGAAAGAAACAAAAGCGCGCAGCACAAGCGGAAAATCAGCATTGCCTACCGTTGGCGGAGAGACGGTTTACCGATCATGGGATATTACTGCCCCAGCAACAGAATCTGCTCGCAAATGGGCCGGCTGGGGCACCGCCCTCAAGCCCGCACTGGAGCCTATCACCGTCGCCCGCAAGCCGTTGATCGGCACGGTCGCGGAGAATGTGTTGGCGCATGGAACGGGTGCGCTGAATGTGGATGGGTGTAGGGTTCCGCATGACCGCGAAGTTAATTTGCAGTCAATTCAAAACTGTCAAACGCAACAACTTGGTCACACCGTTACGTTAAATAATCCGGGATTTTCAACAGCAACTTATAAGCCAGAAGGCCGCTGGCCCGCCAACCTAATACACGACGGCAGCGAGGAGGTGGCGGGACTTTTTCCGCAGACGACAAGCGGAAAGATGAAGCCAACGCATACGAATGCTGCTCGCTCTGTGTACGGGCAGAACGCGGCTGACGGCTACACGACGATGGAAACCTACGGCGACTCCGGTTCTGCCGCCCGTTTCTTTTACTGCGCGAAGGCGAGCAAGCGGGATCGTGGAGATGACAACAATCACCCAACCGTAAAGCCAACCGACCTGATGCGCTACCTCTGCCGCCTCGTCACGCCACCGGGCGGAATTGTGCTTGACCCGTTCATGGGAAGCGGCAGCACTGGAAAGGCTGCCAAGTTGGAAGGATTTAATTTTATTGGCATTGAGCTAGACGCCGATTATCTTAAAATCGCCTCAGCAAGAATTGAGGCGGCACAATGAAATACTACTGCATCACCCTCGCCGAAACTCCTGAGCGCACCGAACACGCTCGAGCGCAGGCTGCCAAGGCCGGTATAGAGCTCGACTTCATCCAAGGCATCTTTGGCAAGACCATGCAGGTCAAGTCTGAGATACCGATGCACACGGATTACTACGTCACCCGTGGCGCGACTTGCTTGGTCCTGTCATGGCACATCGCGTGGCAGATCGCGTGGCGAGAGGGGCATCCAGAGTTCGTTATTTTTGAGGATGATTTCATCCTGCCAGATAACTTTAACGAACGCTTTGCGCAGATTCGCGAGGAGATACCGCACTGGTGCGACCTCGTGTACTTGAACTCCTGTTGCACCGACCAGAAGCCGGCCAAGAAAGAATCGGAAAACTTATGGGATATCAAGTACCCGCTCTGCACCGCCGCGATCTGGCACCGTCGTAGTGCGATTCCGACACTGCAGCAGTACACGAAGCCGGCTAATACCCCGGTGGATATACTGCTTGAGTGGTACGCTCTGCCGCATTTACGAGTTTTGACCGCTGTTCCGCCACTGGTATCGCAGGCCACGCAAGACTTGGCCGTGCCGATGCCCTCAACAATTCACATGTGAGGAGATGATGAATGTTAAAGCCAAAAGACGTCGCGTTGTTCCAGAAACGCCTCGACAAGAAAGCGCCGCCGAAAGCGGAGTCCAAGAAAGCGCCGGAGCCGAAGGGACCGAAGCCGCCCTCCCCGCCGAAGGCCGCGTAATACTGTCAGAGCATCTGCCCGCCGACGCCTTTGTGCGTCTGTCGCTGCCGGAGTCTGAAAAGTATTTTCCGTGTAACCCGTCCATTGCTAAGAGTGGGTCGGGAAATCTTGCTTGCATTGTTCGTGCGGTAAATTACGAACTTGGCGAGGAGGATGGGATTTGGTTCCGTGGCGACCCGGCACCGAATACGCGCAACTATTTTGTCAGCATCAGTCGAGAACTGCGCCAGAAGTCAGCAGAATGGATTGATGACTTGATGGTGCGCAATACGCGCCTGCCCGCCAGAGACGGTCTTGAGGATGCGCGGCTCTTTTGGTTTGAAGGACGCTGGCAGTTTACCTGCTCGGCCCTTCATCATGGTCCCAAAGTGCGCACCACGATGGCGTGGGCAAAGCTCGATAAGACACGAGTTGAGGAAATAGAGTTCCTGCATAGCCCGCACAATCGTGATCTAGAAAAGAACTGGATGCCTCGCGTCAGTGATGAGCAGTTGGCATTTGTTTACTCACACCATCCATCTGAGTCCTATGAGTTAGCCCCGAGCCGGCGGAAAATGTGGGTAGGCTCTTGCCCGCACTTGCACGGCTGGTCTGGAGGTTCGCAGATCATTCGCTATGGCGGCCACGGCCTCGGTGTGGTGCATCAGCGCAGAAAGCACAAGAATCGTGTTTATTACGCCCATAAGCTCATTGCTTACAACGACAACCTTGAGCCGGTGCGGGTAGGGCGTGAGTTTTACTTTAAGGGCGAGCAAATTGAGTTCTGTGCCGGTATTGTCGAGCACAGGGGGTACTTCATCCTCTCTTTTGGTGTCAAGGACCGCGAAGCATGGCTGGTTAAATTAACTCCGACCCAGATTGCCTCGCTTTTCGTTTGACAATAGGAGAGAGACAACTTCGGCACGGGTGCCGGTTTTATGCAAGACACTAAAGGTTCACTTATTGAGCAGACCGAGGCTGAGATCGGCGTCATCGAAATGATGTCCGATGAAGACCTCGAGGTGCTCGTCGGTACGGAACTGGTCGACGCCACGTCGTTCATCGACGCGGAGTTGTCGCCGGTTCGTGCCCGTGCCATTGAGTATTACCGTGGCGAGCCGTTTGGCAACGAGGAAGAGGGCCGCTCGCAGGTTGTCTCTACCGACGTTCGCGACACCATCGCCGGCATCATGCCGTCGTTGATGAAGGTCTTTTTCGGATCGAAGAAGATCGTCAACTTTGCGCCGCGTAGCGTTGAGGACATCCCGGTAGCCGATCAGGCGACCGATTACATCAATTACATTTTCACCAATGACAATAACGGATTCCTGATCTGTCATTCGGTGTTCAAGGACGCCCTTCGTGGCGCGCTTGGCATTGCCAAGTACGTTTGGGAAGAGAAGATTGAGGTTAAGACCGAGTATTACACCGGTCTCGACGAAGCCGCGCTGACGTTGCTCTTGTCGGAGAAGGATGTCGTAGGCAGCGCGATTGCTTCCATGGACGATCCTTCTTGGCAGCCGCCAAAAGATCCGCAGACTGGGCAGCCGATTATGGTTGACCCGATGACGGGCTTGCCGCCGCAGGCGCCGAAGATTTACGAAGTCGAACTCAAGCGCCAATACAAGGACGGCAAGGTACGAATTGAGGCCATCCCGCCCGAAGAGTTCCTGATCGACCGCCGCGCTCGCTCGGTTGAGGATGCCACGCTTGTTGCGCATCGCCGCATGATGCGCGTCTCTGATCTTGTGGCCTTGGGATACAACGAAGATGAGGTGCGCGACGAGACTGGCGTTTACGAACTCGACAGCAATGACGAGTATATTGCGCGCAACCCCTACGCGCAGTCCTACGGCCCGGGTGGCACGCAGGATGACAAGCGAGTGCTCTACTGCGAGGCGTATATTCGCGTCGACTACGACAAGGATGGCATCGCAGAGCTTCGCAAGGTTTGCACCATTGGCGCTGGGTACAAGATGGTATCCAATGAGCCCTGCTCGCAAGCGCCGTTCGCGCTGTTCTGCCCAGATCCAGAGCCGCACGCTCTGATCGGCATGTCGATCTTCGACATGACCGCAGACTTGCAGCGCATCAAGTCGGCCATTATGCGCAACATGATGGACTCGCTCTCGCTCGCCATTCACCCACGGGTGGGCGTCGTTGAGGGTCAGGCCAACATGGACGACGTGCTCAACACCGAAGTCGGCGGCGTCATTCGTATGCGCCAAGCCGGAGCGGTGCAGCCGTTTTCGGTGCCGTTCGTCGGCCAAGCTGCTTTTCCGATGCTCGAATACCTTGATAGCGTTCGCGAGAACCGCACAGGTATGTCCAAGGCCGCGATGGGCCTTGATGCGGGCGCGTTGCAGAGCACCACTCGTGCGGCGGTGGCCGCGACCGTTACAGCTGCGCAGCAGCATCTTGAGCTGATAGCCCGAATCTTCGCAGAAACCGGGATGCGCGCCTTGTTCAAAGGCATTCTCAAGCTGGTCGTAGAAAACCAAGACCGCCCACGAGTGGTGCGCCTGCGCAATCAGTGGGTGCCGATTGACCCGCGTTCTTGGGATTCCAATATGGATCTTGAGGTAGATGTCGGACTTGGTGGCGGCACTGATGAGCAGAAGGTCGCGATCCTGACGACCATTGCTCAAAAGCAAGAGCAGATCATGCAGACCATGGGTCCGCAGAATCCGCTCGTTTCTCCTGCTCAGTACCGCAATACGCTTGTGCGTATTGCCGAACTCTCTGGCTTCAAGAACTCCTCGGACTTCTTCCAAGACCCGGCAATGGCTCCGCCTCCGCCGCCTGCGCCGCCCCCGCCGCCAGACCCGACGCAGATTCTTGCTGAGGTTGAGCGACAGAAGATTACGGCGGACATCCAGAACAAGCAGGCCGAACTTGAGCTCAAGCGTCAGTCGATGCTGCTCGAGGATGACCGCGCTCGCGACAAGCAAGAAGCGGACATCATGCTGCGCGCCTATGAGATCCAGTTGAAGAGCGGCACGCAGATCGACACGGCGATGCTGACGGCTATGATGGAGCGTCCGCGTACCGCAACACCTTCGGTCCAGCGCCCAGTGCTGCCTGAGATCGTGCCGTTCAACCCGCAGCAGATGGCGCCGCAGCAGCCGCCTCAGCAGCCGCCAATGCCGCCGCAGGGTGCGCCGGCTCCGATGCCGCAGGGTGCTGCTCCGCAGCAGCCGCCTCCGCAGGTAATGTGATGCTATGGCAGCACCACTCGAGGGAGTATTCGTACCGCAGCCGCCGAACCCTAACGTCGCGCCTGCGGTTTATTCATCGCAATACCTGAATCAAGCGAATAACCAACTCAAGCTGTATTTGAGCCTATTGGCGTCGAACCAACTTGAGATCGTAAAGTTCATTAACACGTTGACGGATTTAACCTTGCTCGGTAAGAACAACTTTGATGCGTTCGGACGATTGCGAGTCTCGCAGCCGTTCACGCTCTTTGACAGCCAGAACCGGTATGCGTCAGACCCGGCGTTTGATACGTCGTTATCTGGCTCCGGAACGGCTACGTTTTTGCCAAACGAATCTGCTGTTAGCATGGCATTAACGACGGCATCTGGCGATAAAGTCATTCGTCAGACGAAGCGATACTTTCCGTATCAGCCGGGTAAAAGTCTTTCAATTCTCACGACTTTTGTGATGAACGAAGGAAAGACCAACCTTCGTCAGCGCGTCGGGTACTTTGACTCCAATAATGGCGTATTCCTGCAGAGGAACGGGACAGAGCTTTCTTTTATCATCAGGACGTACACGAGCGGTGCTGTTGACGATACAAGAAAGGTTGCTCAGTCATCTTGGAATGGAGATAAGTTAGACGGAACTGGGGCAAGTGGTGTGACGCTTGACACGACCAAAGCTCAAATCATGTTCATGGATTTTGAGTGGCTTGGGGTCGGATCTGTCAGGGTTGGGTTTGTCATTGACGGCCAATACATTACGGCCCACACGTTTGACAATGCTAACGAAATTGTAAAGGTGTATATGCAGACGGCCACGCTGCCTCTGCGCCTTGAGATAGAAAACACTGCGGCTACTGCCAGCAGTTCTACGATGAAGCAGATTTGCTCCACGGTTATATCCGAAGGCGGATATGAGCAAACCTCCATTGAGAACGTCGCAAGGCGAACATCTGCCGTAACAAGCATTAGCACAACTTTTGTGCCACTTGTTTCAATTAGGTTAGCATCTGATTCGCTTGGCGCAGTAGTTTTGCCAAAACAGGTTAGAGTGCTTCCGATAGCGAATGGTGAATATGAGATTGCACTATTCAGGAACGCGACGCTAACTGGCGCATCGTACAACACGACGACATTCTCAAGTGTTGACTACGACATTAGCGCAACCGCCATGAGCGGAGGCGATATTGTTCTGAATGAGTACGCAACAGCGAGCAATCAATCTGGAGCGCAAGCGCAGAACGATCTTGTTTATAACTTTGATATGCAACTTGGGGCGACGATTGCTGGCGTCAGCGACGTTTACACAGTTGCGATTAGGACGTTAAGCGGATCTACTGGGTCTGCGATTGGATCTTTGGCTTTCTACGATTTGACGGCATAGGGTGATGTATGAGTAAGATTTTCAAAGGGAAGAAAAAGAAGGAGCCGGAACTGCAGGCTTTACCGGCATTGCCCCCGGGTGTTGATCCGTTTACCCGCGTAGGCGGTGGTTACGGTGGCGCCGGCAGTCAGGTCGGCTATAACCCGTTCGCCAACGAAATGCAGGGCTATAACCCATACGCCCAAGGTGGCGGAATGGGTGGCTATGGCGG